AGCTATTATATATAAAATACGACACGAAATATAGAAAAGAGTTCAAAACTAGCGGCAACCGGAGCTAGCGGCAACCGCCAACAAAAGGAGAAAAAAAATGAGAGTAGCAAAAACATTTAGTTTGTCGTTGGAAGTAGTTCTTAAATTGGAGAAATTAAAAGACCAAAAAGTAAAAATATCCCAAAGCGCAATTATTGAAGAAGCTTTGCAACTTTGGTTTGCAGCCGAAGATAAAAAGCAACAAGAGGAGTTTTTGGTTAATAATCCTCAATTTGACATTTAACTTGTGATTTTTGGTTAAACGCACTAACCTAAAATAATTACTGTTATTAGTTAAAAAGTTAGGGAAAGAATGTCTCACCAAGCGGAACAAATAATCCACAAAACTAAGAATATTAAATTTTGTGCTTTCTTGCGTTTAAAGAGTATCCACCCACAAAGAGTAGAAAAATTTGAACGAGGGAAAGCTCTTTATATTTATACTCTTGGTGTTGAAGATTGGGATAAATTAAAAATTGATTTTAATAAATCTTATTTTATCGAATACGCTAATAGTTTGGATGCAATTAAAGACCTAGCTTATTAAGGTTTTCATGGCTAAAGATTTTTTTTTAAACCCAAAGCAAAAAGCATTTGCAGAAGCATACGTTAAGAATGACGGTAACGCCACTACTGCAGCTATTAAATCTGGGTATTCTAAAAAAACATCAGATTCAATAGGTTCACGATTGTCGAAAAATGTTAAGGTTTTGGAATACATTCGTTTTTTACAAAAACGAGCCACAACTTCTACTATCATGACACGAGAAGAAGTATTAAAAGAGCTTACTCGTCTAGCCAGAGCTAATTTAAAAAATATTGCACAATGGGATAAAGACGGTATCAATCTTAAATCTTCTGAAGATTTAAATGATGATCATTCTGCAACAGTAATGGAAGTATCAGAATCGAAAGGTAAAACTGATACACTAAAAATAAAAATGTACGATAAAGTAAAGGCTTTAGAGTTATTAAGCAAACATCATAGGATTTTAAATGAAGAGAGAGAACAACCAGAAGATGATTCAGACGATAGAGAAACTTTCGAGGAATCAGTTTATAAAGCTATACGACGGGTTCGTAAATAATGAATCTCATCAAAAGGATCTTTTATATTGGCGATGTGCTACCAATATCGAGTTATTTGCTTATAATTTTTTTCCACATTATTGTGAATTTCCTTTCAACTCTTTTCATGAGGATTGCTTTGATGCTTATGAACTTGGAGAGCGTGGTATCCGTAGGGTTGATGCTGCCCCTAGAGGTTACGCTAAATCAACGATCAAAGCACTTATTAAACCAATACATGATGTATGTTATAAGCTTGAACGATTCATCGTTATTGCATCGAATACGGATAGCCAAAGCATCCAGAAGCTTAAAGATATTTCAACCGAGTTCTTTGAGAATGTTCATCTGGTTAAAATTTATGGTTCTTTTTTTAAAAATAAAGTGGTGGGTTCAACTGACTTTATCGTTTGTAATGGAAATCATAAAGTCCGTTTCATTGCGGTTGGTTCTAAAAAGGAAATTCGTGGTGCAAGATTTGGTAGTGCTAGACCCTCGAAGATCATCATTGATGATTTTGAACATAGCACAGAAGTTGAAAATGAAGAGATTCGAGACAAGTATGAAAATACTTTTAAAGATGTGTTCTCGAAAATTGGTAATAAAAAAACTAACATAGAAGTCATTGGCACTATCCTACATAAGAAATCATTACTCGCTAAGATATTAAAAAATCCTAAATACACAGCACATAAATATAAGGCCATTGAATCATGGGCTATACGAAAAGATTTGTGGAACAAATGGGAAGATATTTATACGGATCTTGATCGTTTCGATGATGATAAGAAAAGAAAAAAAGTAGCAGAAGATTTTTATTTAAAAAATAAAAAAGAAATGCTCAAAGGTGTAAAAGTTCTTTGGGAAGAACACGAAAATTATTATGAATTGATGGAGGAGATCATTGAGACCGGTTATAGGTCTTTTATGAAAGAGAAACAAAACTCACCTATGTCTGATGAAGAGAAAATATTTTACCCTGAAAATATGAAGTATTTTGTAGAAGAAGATAATGGTATCAGAATCTTACACAATAAAATATTAGTTCCTTGGAGAGAATTAACCCCTTATGGCTCAATTGATCCATCAACAGGTCAAACTAAAGCAAAAAAAGGCAAAAAAGGGGATTTTACTTGCATTTTATCGGGATATAAGGATTTTAAAGGAAGGCTCTTTGTTTTCCAAGATTTCACAAAAAGAGTACCCCCAACAGTATTTATTAAGCAAATCTTTGATTTTCATGAAGAATATGACTTTGAAAAGTTTGTGGTAGAGTATAATCTATACAGGAATCTTTTAACAGAGAATTTAAAAGCAGAGCGTAACCGTCGGGAAAAGATTCAGAAGAAAATTATTAGATTACCTTTTTATGATATTACACAAGATGAAAATAAAGAGAAACGAATTTATACGTTAGAACCTAAAGTGACTCATGGGTGGATTTTGTTTAATAAAACCTTAAGCAATGAATTTTATGACCAATTATTCGAGTTCCCAAAAGCAGATCATGACGATTGTCCCGATGCTCTGGAAATGCTCTGGTCTTTGGTGCATAATAGATTTAAAGCAGGTGCATTAAACAAGACAGTCATGGATCGTTAAAAATGGATATTTTTTATGGCCAATAAACGTACTCAAGATCGAATAAGCAGAAATTTAGGCATCATTCAAGGAGGAAGAAAAACTCCTCGCTCAAGGACAGAGACACTAGAAAAGATTGACCAGTATTTAAAAGGCACACAATATGACGGTTTAACTCCTTGGGATGAAGCAGAAAAAAACGAGCAAGATTATATTCCTATAAAGAAAAGAAAACCGCAGATTATTTTTCCTTTTGCAAAATTGTTTTGTGAACGCTTATCTGCAAAACTTTTAGGAAGGTCAGTTTTCCCTAAATTTAAGATCGAAGAAGATCCTGATACAGAAGAATTACTCAAAACAATTATAAAACTCTCTGATTTTAAATCTAAAATGCTTACCGCTTCAAAGCAATTTTGTTCCCATGGGACAACTTTTGTGCGTTTTAAAATATCTGGTGGCTCTCCTGTAATAGAAAGTTTTAATCCTAAGTGGGTGTTCCCTAAGTTTGATGCTAATGGAAAATTGATATCTGCGAGAGTTCAATATGTTTTTAAAGATGAAAATGATTTAGATGAAAAGAGTAAGCCTATAGAAAAGTGGTTCAGAATGGATTTAACACAGACACAGGATATTCTTTATGACACTCCTGAGTTTAAAAGTGATGAGGAACCAGAATTTAAGATAGTAAAAACAGCAAATCACAATCTTGGATTTGTCCAAGGGGAATGGATTAGAACCGAAGAAATTAAGTTCATGTCAGATGGTGTGGGTATTGTTGAGCCTATTTTCGATTTCATTGATTCATTAAATTATAATCTTTCCCAAAGTGATCGAGCAGTTTCGTATGCTCTTGATCCTCAATTAATAACTAAAGGAATGGACCAGGAAGAAGTGGATAGTTTAATTAAATCTTCACTTAAAGGTTGGAATTTAGGAAGAGAAGGAGAGGCTAATTTTTTAGAAATTGAAGGTTCAGGTATTGAGCGAGCGCAAGAAACAAGGGGTGACTTTTCTAAAAATATGCAGGATATTTCTCGAATAATTTTGCTTGATCCAGAAAAGTTGGTAGCTCATGCTCAATCTGCTAAAGCTATGGAAGTACTTCATGGACCTATGATCGAGTTAGTCGATGAGCTTAGACCGCAATTAGAAAAAGGTATGATAGCATTACTTCAAAAAATGCTTGCAACAATTATTATTTTAAATAAAAGAGGGGAACCATTATCAATAATTATACCACCTCAGTTTACTCCTAAAAGTTTTAACATCGAAGCTATTTGGGGAGAGATATTTCAAAAAACGGTTCAAGATTTAAAAGACAAAGCAAGCTTGATGATTTCTTTAACCACCGCAAATATATTATCCAGAGAGACAGCTTTAGCAAGATTAGCAAAAGATTTTGATATTGAAGACATCGAGGCAGAGATACAAAGAATTAATACGCAACCACAGTTTCAAACCTTTGGATTTTAACTATGGCAATAGAAAAAGAAAGAGTGGTATTTAGAAGAATTAGAGGTCGAATAATACCAATAAAAGTAAAAAAAGGTTCAGGAATAAGAGGAGGACGGTTACGAGCTGCGGAGAATATAAAACAAAAAGTAGGTAAAGGTTTAATTATATCGGGTACGGGATTAACTACAGCAGGATTTGTAACATCGAGAAAGTTTTTTAAATCTTTTGGGTTTCCTAAAAAAATACAAAAAAAATTTCAACTTGCTTCAATTGATTTTTTATTTTTAGGAAAAGATACTGCCACAGCAATTAAAACAGCTAAAGCTAAAAAAGTTGTATCTTTAACAAGAATAAGAAAACTTAAAGAAATTGAATTAAAATCTTTTAAACATTCTTTTAAAATGGCGGGTGCTATTGGTTTAAAATTCAAAGTAACAGGAAGGGCTTTATTAATTGCAACAGGATTAACCGCAGCAGGAACAGGATTTATTTTATCTGGAAAAGGTGCTAAACAAAGAGCAAGAGAAAGTAAAGCGTTGAATCGTTGAAAGTTTGTGTTTAAAAAAAGGATAGATAATGGCAAAACATACAGATGTCACATTTATTAGAAAAAAAGGAAAGATAATTCCTATTAGAAAAAGAAAAGGTGCTCAAGAGAAAAAAAAGAAAAGAAAGCTTACTGCAAAGGATCTTGATTTAAGAAAGAAAGAAACAAGGAGTAAATTGAGTTTTAAAAAGGATATTGCCCCCGTGTTTAAAAAATTTGGAAGACAAAGAAAACCTAAAGAAAAAAGAAGGCTCACTGCTGGTCTAACAATAGCTGGAGCTACTGTCGGAGGTGCGATAGGAGCCGGAGTAGCATTTACTAAATCTCTTTTTAATAAAAAAAGTAAAGCTGGTCTTATTGGTGCAGGAGCAGGAGCTTTATTAGGGTTAGTCGGAGGTATTACCGACAAAACAAAAGTAGTTAGTAAAAGAAAATTAAATAGAGAAATAAAAAGAAATCTTGCTAGAAGACTTAAATTAGAAGGATCGAGTGTTTAATTATGGCAGAAAAAAGACGAGATGTAATATTTAGAAGAATTAGAGGACGAATTGTTCCTATACGGAGAAAGAATGAAGATGCAAAGGCAGCTTTGAAATTAGGTGCGGCTGGAATCATTGGAAGCTTGGCAGCTTCTTTTTCATCTAAGCAATTAAAACAATCTACCAAAATATTTAATAAAGCAGCTTTAATCAGAGGTGCTAGAAAATTATCACAGCCTGGTTCACAGACAAGTCGAATGTTAGCGAAAAAAGCGGTGCTAACATCGAGGAAGGCAGCTTTTAAAATAGGTAAATCGAAATTCGGTATTTTCGGCGGTGCGCTTGCAGCCTCCATTTTCACTACTTCAGCAGTGGGTGATTTTTTGAAACCAAGAGTAAGCGAAGAAACAAAAGAAGCTTTTCAAACCATTAGTTCAATTGGTGCTGCATTAGGGACAGTGGCTTTATTTGGTAGAAAAGCAAAACTACGAGGTTTTAAATCATCTCTAAAAGCTAGTGTAATATCAGGTTCTCCAGATGAACAAGTAGGAATTTTATTTGGTAAATTTTCAACTACAGGAAGATCCAAGACAGCTAGATTAATTCAAAAATTTATAGCGGCTAGAGCTAAACCCAATCTTTTTAAACCTAAATTATAATGCCTTTTTTTAAAGATATAGATCAAGATAGATTAATTGAAAAGCATATTCGTAGACTTACAGGTTTGGAGGTCGAACAAGCTAGGAGACTTCTTAAAGTTTATATTCGAGCAAGAGCAAGGATAAGAGAAAGACTTGCGTTTGTTCCAAAGGGTACATTTACAGAAGCTCAATTGACAATTGTATTGGTTCAAATTGAAGCAGTTATTAGAGAATTAAGTGCGGAAACAAATACAGAGTTATTATTGGGCGTTGAAATGTCCACTGAGCAAGCGGTTGAGGATTTAATATCAGAGGTAAATAGATTTCAAAAAGTTTTTGCCGGGATTAATATTAAATTACCCGAGGATGCAATTATCGCTTCTTTGGAACCTAAGAACTTTTTAATCAATCAATTTCAATCCTCTATTAATAGATTTAATGAAGAATTAAGAAATGAAATTCAAAGAGTTTTAACCCAGGCAATTATAGAACGAATCCCTTTTAGTAAAGTACTTGCCAGAGTTCAAAATGAAATGGCCATAGAAGAATTTAAAGTGCAAAGAATTGTTAGAACAGAGTTGCATCAAATATATAACTTCTCTAAAATAAGTAGTATGAGGGAAATAAGGGATAAGGAAATCCCTGACCTTAAGAAAGCTTTGGTTCATCCTATGGATGATCGAACAGCCGAAGATTCTAAGGAGCTTGCTAGGATTCGTCCAGTAGTTGATATTGACAAACCTTTTGAGTTTACTTTTAAAGGACAAAAAAGGGTTTTTATGGCCCCTCCTGATCGACCAAATGATAGGGCTATATTAGTTCCTTTTAGGGAGGTTTGGGACAGGTAGAATTTTCAAGGAGGAAAATATCGAAGAATATAAAGGTGTTTTACGAATAGAGAAATCAACAGGACAAGTAAAAAAAGCTTATGCTTCTTGGAAGCATCAAAGGCAGAAATGCAGTAATCCGAATAATAAAAGATACAAATATTACGGGGGAAAAGGGATAAGAGTTCATTATACATCAAGAGAATTTGTCCATTGGTGGATTCATGAGCAAAAGTTACTGAATTTAAAAATACCAACGTGCGGAAGAATTGATCATTCAGGAGATTATTGTTTTGATAATATTAAACTGGAAGAAGCTTCTGAGAATTTGAAGGAACGAAACATAAGGGCCAGATATAATAAAGCAAGAAAGATCCTAATGACACACGATGATGGTACAAAAGTGACCTTTCATTCCCTTAAAAGTGCATCAAAATTCATGAAAATACCTCAAACTTCATTATGGAGATATATAAATAAAGCAAGAAAAGTAGGTTGCCTTTTCTTTGAATATACTCAAAAATAGAGTATAATGCTGAATATAGTTAAATGTTACCTTTTTAGGAGTTAATTTATGTATGATTTATGGAAAAGTTGGAAGAAGTATATAATAATCAATTCAGTGGTAGAAGAAGGCTCAGGTGGCGGTTCTTCTAACTCTGACGATGGGAAAGGCTCTGGTAGCAAAGAACCATCAACTGATAAAGATCCTGAAGGCTCTGGTAGCAAAGAAGGAAAACCTGGGAAAAAAGATCAAGACGACTCTGGTAGTTCTCTTGATAAATTACCCGATTGGGCGCAAAAAGAGATTAAAAGTTTGCGTTCTGAGAGTGCTAAACATCGAACCGATAACAAAAGTTTGAGGGGAGATTTTGATGGCATGAAAAAAGGTATTGCGAAAGCTTTAGGTTTTGAAGACGAAGACATAAAACCTGAAGAAAAGATCGCAGACCTTAATAGTCAAAATGGTAGTTTGGAATTTCAAAATGCTGTTTTGTCGGTAGCTGTGCAGAATGGAATTAGTGGAGATCAACTTGAATACTTCACTTTCCTAATGGAGAAAGCTTGTTCTACTCTTAAAGATGATGAAGAGTTAGCTGATGAAGACATGAATAAGATTATCCAGAAGGCAAAGGGGCAGGGCAAAAAGTTTGCTAGTTCAAGTGTAGATGACAATGATCCAGAAGGTGACGGTGGAACCCCCCCTCCTGGTGGATCTGATGATGTAACTCTTGAGGAGTTTAATTTGATGAACATGTTGGATCGATCTAAACTTTACCGTGAAAAACCTGACACCTACGACCGCTTAGTCTCACAGGCAAAGGCAAAAGGAAGTTTAGTTTAATTATTAATGTATTTGGAGGAATATTATGAGTGCAACACAATCATCCGATTTCGCTTTTGAGCCAAAAGTATGGTCTGACCATTCTATGGCCCATTTCGATAAAAAATTAGTTTATGGGGCTTTCGCTGTATCAGATGACAGCTTAAAAGAAGAGGGAACAGGAACGACCGTTACTTTTCCTTTCTATAAAGTCGTTGGTGATGCTGAGGAGCCAGCAGAAGACGAATCCCTTACTGTGGATAATTTAAGTGATGACAGTTTTAGTGCAACTGTCTTCGAGGTAGGTAAGGCTATTGGTATTAAGAAAAAAGCATTTAAAAAATCTGCCGATAAAGTCGCTTCAATTATAGCAGAGGCTCAACGACAAATTGGACGAGTTCACGCTGAAAAAGTTGATGCTAAATTGAATACTGAAATAACTACTGTAGCAAATTTTAAAATTGGTTTTGTAGCTTCTGTAGCAGGAGACACCACTACCGTTAAGCGAGTTCTTCGAGCTAAAGTTATAGCTTTCGGAGATAAGCATGATGAGGCTGAGATCATGTTCATGCACAGTTTACAATTCCTTGATATGATGGAAGACAGTACCGCTGGCTTCTTGAAAGCAGATGCTAATGATCCATTGGCATTTGTAAAAGGGTTTAGTGGTAGGATCTTGGGTATGGCCATTGTCGTAGTTGACAGTGTTCCTAAATTAGCTCAAGTAGGGGGTAAGGATACTTTTCAAGCTACTTTTCATAAAGTTAATTCATATGGAATTATGAATAAGCAAGAAATGGAAATGGATGAAGATAAAGATATCCTTGCTAGAGAAAGATTATACACCGGGAATCAGTGGTATGCTGTTAAGTCATTTCATGCAAAAATTGCAAGTGATGATCTTAAAGCTGGTGGTATGCGAACAACTGTATCTTAATAATTTTTAGGAGGATAAAATGTCTAAAAGTAACGAAAATAACAGACCTCAAAATTCTTTAAGGTTGGGAGCTATTTCTGCAACTGTAGAAATAGGTTTGCTAAGAGCGGATAAAAGGATACTTCTTGAAAAAGTTAGTATTACCGATATTTCTTTGATTGCCGCTTCAGGATCAAACTTTATCGAAGCCCAATTAAAGAAAAACGGTACTCTTATTGGTAGTCTTGTTGATACTCAAGCTGGACTAGCAGCTAGAGCAAAATTAGTCTTGAATCTTGGTACTGATGCAGATAAAGATTTAGCCAAAGGTGACTATCTTTCTTTGCAACTTACCAAACAAGGGACAGGAGCACTCACTGAAGCTGGGTGTGACATGGATTTGAATGTTAAAGGAAATTAATAAGAGAGGGGGGTCATGCCCCCTTCTTTTTTATTTTTAGTTAGGAGTTAAAAATGAATTACCAAAGAAACAGATTACTTTCGCAACTTAGAAAAGATTTAGAAGTAGTTAGCAAACAAAATGGCGAGCTTGTTTCTGAAAATGCTAAATTAAGACAATTAAATGCTTTAGCACAGACGTCTAGTCCTGAATTACTTAAAGAACTAGAAAAAAGCAAAGATTTATATCGTGCTTCGGCTGAAAAAGTTGAAAGATTAGAAGATGAAAATAAAGAACTTCGTGAACATATTGACAAACTTAAAGGTGTAACTAAAAAGAAAATAGACCAAGGACCAAAGACAGGTCGTAGAGGTAAACGTAGTGGCACTAAGCTTCAAACAGAAGAATAGAATAGTTTTTCTTCTTGGGTATCCTGGGAAAATCTTAATCGCAGACTCTACGCATTTCAATCGTATATTTGCTGATAGAATGGAAAATCTTAATCGAGAGATTGAAGATCAAGTTGTAACTTTATTAGCAAATCTTGAAGACGGAAGAACAAAATTAACTTCTTCAAGAGATAAAGGTAATGTAAAAAGAATTGGGGATATTGAACTTGATACCAATAGAACACGAAGTTTAGTTATTAGTGATTATAGAAGACTTTTAAGAGAACTTTCTAATCTTTTGGATATACCTGTAAGATTAATCGGTGGAATAAATTTTAATATTAGTGGACCATGACTGGTATAGTAGATGATATTCTTGAAATTACGGATGATATTTTAGGGATCAGGGATGATCTAGGGGCAGAAAAACATTCTGTTTTTATTTTTACTAGAACTTGGTCCGGTTCAAGATTAGGAGAAGGTACAAAAACAGATTCTCAGACTCAAATATTACCTACTCCTGCTTTAATTGATCATTCTCATAATTTAAGACTTAAAGAAGGGGGAAGGATTAGACAGGGAGACATTATGGTAAAATATATTTCAAAACAAAGTTTTCCTGATGAAAGTGTATTTGACAATAGCACAAGTGGGAAAAATATTGAAAAATACATTCTTATTAATAATCGACTTTATACTGTTATTAATATTGTAGAAGAACATGTGTATTGGAATATACAAGTAAGAAAAACGAGTAAAAAATTATGATTGTAGTAAATATTGAAACTAATATTCCTGATTTATTAAGAGTAGGAAAATCTTTTGTTCTTAAAGAAGGGCAGGCTATTATTAAAGGTGAAATAGTTTTAGAAAATAGTGCGGAAATGATTTTCCCTGATACTGCAAGCTTGATCGTGGAGTAGATTATGTCAATGTGGAGACTAACAGAAATAATAGATCCCCCCAAGCCTTCTCCTGAAGGTGCGAATAAAACTATTAGAGTTTTTGCTCAGGACGACCCTGGTTCGCCCGGAACTTTAATTCTTCGCTCTATAGACTCCGATGGTAATGTTGGTGATTATGTTGGACCAATCGGTCCTATTGGTCCTATCGGTCCTGATGGTCCTCCTGGGACTGTAGCCTCTCAATCGGTAGCAGATATAAATAATCCAGTAGAAATTGAATCCTTAACTCTTATTGGAATAGGGGCGTCTGTTTTTACATTTCAAACTGTTGGCGCAGGGGGAGCAGATTTAGGTGCTAATTATCTTTATGATGCCAACGGACCTGCTAAAAATGCTCCTTTTGTCATGAATACTGGAGATGGCGGCACTTCACGCTGGATTGCTGCGGTTTCAAGATTTACCCAAACGCCTTCTACTGCTGCTAATGGTGATCGATTTATAACAGCGGCTGAGATAACTAAACTGACTAGTCTTAGTACTGTGAAAGAAAAGTTTTTTTCTCCCAATAATGATACTGCCAATCAGGATAATTATGGTGTTAGAAGTGCTGGTTCAACTGCTCAATCTTTTTTTTCATTTATGATTCCAGAGGATTTTGTCTCTTTAATTTCTTTAGATATTATTTTGTTTGTTCAATCGACTGTAGGTCCGGTTGATATTGATCTTAATTCTAGTTATGGTTTGGTTGGCCAAGATAGAATATTTAACGCTGAAAGTGATACAACGACCACCTATAATTTCACAGCGGATCAAATTGCAGAAATTGATGCTAGCGTAGTTTTTAGTTCTTTAGTGGCAGGGCATATATGTGGATTGAATGTCGATCATAATGGTATAGGTGCAACAGCAAAATATTTAGGAATTAAAATGAGGTACAATGTATGAGTGATTTTACTCATGAGTATAGTTATAATAGATCCGACACTCCTGGTGTT